CACAAAGCTGGGTTGGACAAAGAAGCCGCCGAACTTGAGGCCAGCAAACTTATCGGGCAAGGGTGCAAGAATGTGCGTGTCCGCATGGAAGACCCCCACCACCGCACATGGCCCCTGCATTTTGATTGCGAGGAGAAGGCATGAACATTGTCTTTGCCTACCACAATGGAGATGCGGAGTTGGCCTTGCTTTCGGCTCAAGCCATCACGGCCATGGGGGTCAACATGCGTCATAAAGCCATTGTGTGTGCGCCCGAAGAAACCGCTCTGACCCATGAGATCACCGAAGAACTGAAGAAAAGTTTTCCAGAAGTGGGTCGTATCATCGCCCAAGATGGATTCAATGGCTGGCCCCTTGGTCCCAACCAAATGTTCTGCGATGCTTCAACCCACTGCTACCGATACCAAGAGCCTTGGTATTTCTGGGAGCCAGACTGCATTCCAATGAGTAAGGATTGGGTGGACAAGCTGGAAAAAGAATTTAATTCGGAGCCGAATAAAATTATGGGCTCACTTGTCGGTGGTGGCATGGCCTCCAACGGGAAAAATGTTTACAGGCTGATTGTGGGTAGCGCCATCTATCCTGCAAAGTTCTTGGATTATTGCGGGCTTGCGGCCAGTCTATACAACTACAATGTCGCTTACCGCACCTCTGGAGTGGTTCCAGAGCCTTGGGATGTAAGATGCAGGTGGGTGTTTTTGCAACATGGGCGCAACACGGAGTTGATAAAGTCCTACTGGAAAAGCGTCAACTACCAGTGGAAAGATGGGAAGATTGTGTTTTTTGCCGAAGACCCCGAAGCCCAAGCCATCCAAGGAGTCACCTGTTTCGATAGAACGGTTGCCAGTGAAGCCTTGGTTGTCCACGGGTGCAAGGATGGGTCTCTCCACCGTATGGCCATTGCAGGCTTCCCAATGCCGTCAGATTCCACGGGATTAGATATCCCATCGAATTCCATGGGATTGGAAGGAGGGGGACAGATTGTCCCCGCCCTAAATATACCCGATCAGGAATGTGATTTTCTGTACGCCTCTGCAGGAGACGAAATTGAGATTTCCCATATACCCGTTCGGGATTCTCTGCAAAACATCAACAATGATGCATTAAGTCCTACGGTTTGTAACAAAACATCAGAGACGATGCGTAATTCGTCACCAATGGCGACTAAAGAAAAAATCTCTCTGAAGCGCAAAAATAAGTCGCCATCTAAGGCGAGTAAGCCCAAAACAAAACGCAAGCTCTCCCCCGAAGAGCGTCAACGCCGCAGCGATGCGATGAAGGCGATTTTGGCAAGAAAGGCTGAACGAAAGGCCCAAGGCGTTGTCTAACCCTTCGTGAACAACGAATCCATCTTCGATCAATCGTCGGAAAGCGCCGTTCTTTCCTGTTTTCTCCACGCACAACTTGATGAACAGAGGGAGATGCTCTCGACACTCAGAGAGGATCACTTCCATCTCTACGAGCATAAGTTAATCTTCCAGTCATTCCTTCGGGTGGTGGGTAAGTCCATCCACGCTGACTACATTTCTATCAAGAGCGATCTGGATGGCAATGGAACCTTGGAGGACGCTGGCGGAGACAAAACGCTGGCAGAGATTGCTTCCTACTGCCAGAACGCCCAGAGTTGGAGAAGGTATTTCCCCCAGCTTGAAGAAGCCCGCTACCGCCGCTCCCTTGAGATGTTGGCTGGAGACATGGCCCATAAAGCCAGAGACCGCGAGCTAAAGTTGGAAGAACTCAAGAACTGGTCTGAGACCTCGGTCATGCGGGCTGATTATTTGATCGATGATAGCGAGAAGCTATCAATCAAGAACGTGGTTGAAAGAGCCTTGGACAACATCGAATCCACGATGAAAGGGGAACCAAAGATCGGTGTACGAACGGGCTTGGTACCAGTGGATGATCTCTTGATGTTTGGCATGAGGGGTGGGGATATGATTGTCTTGGCTGCAAGGCCAGCAGTTGGAAAGACCAGTGCTGCCATGCAGATTGCCGAGCATGTCGCCTTGGACGCCCAGAAGAGGGTGCTTATCTTTTCATTGGAGATGACCAGTGTGAGTCTCATGGAGAGGATGATTCGCAGTCGCGCCCGCGTGAGGGCTGCCGACATCTTGGCTCAGTCCATCACAAAGTATCAGAAAGAAAGCCTAGCCAATGCCTACGCCGAAGTAAGGGACAGCCATATTTTGTGTGATGACACTTCTGGCAAATCTATCGGCTACATCAAGGCTATAGCCAGAAGAGCCCACCAGAAAGAACCCTTGGATCTCATCATTATCGACTACCTCCAGTTGCTTCGCGGAGACAGCAAACGGAGCAAGGACAACCGAGTCAACGAGGTGGAAGAGATTAGCGGCGGAATCAAGGAGCTTGCCAAGACTCTGCGTGTACCAGTTCTGGTACTAGCTCAGTTGAATCGCGACCCCGAAAAACGCGGAGGCAGACCCAGCCTTTCAGATCTCAAGGGATCTGGGGCTATTGAGCAGGATAGCGATATGGTCATCATCCTTCACTGCGATGAAGAGGACGCCAAGAACCACTCTCAAACCCCGACAGTCGAATTCATTGTGGCCAAGAATCGCGAGGGAGCTACGGGCATTGCTCCGATGAGCTTCAACAAAGCCATTACTCGCTTTGAGATTTTTTCCAACAGTGGTCGGGAAAACTGAGATGGGAGTCCTGCTGAACGTCAGTTGGTAGGTGGACGGAAACCGCATTGAAGCACCCACAGACTCCGCAAGCCTTTAGCTGGGCGTCATAGCTGGTCTTTCGGGCTCCCGCGATAGCGGGAAGCATTCCTGCAATGCCCTTGCACCCCCAGCATCCAGAGGTGGATATCTGATGGGGGCAAGCGGCACAGATCTTGGCTCGGCGTTCGGCCTCCTCTTGATCAACCAGTTGAAACTTTGACTGGGTGGCAAAGTTGTACATGGCCCTGACCCAGCGGACGATTTCTCCAAAGCCCAAGGTCTGTTTAACCTTGGAGCAGGGAACGCATTGCCTATGGCCCGCCAAACGCTCGCAAAGGGCATTCTCTATCTGCTGGATTAAGTCAACAGGAGGTACCCAACCCCGAATCGAAATGGCCTTCTCGCACTTCTTGACCATGTCCCAAAAATCACCACCCTCGACAGTCTCTCCAGTTACGGGACATTTAACCACCCACCCAAGAGGCGGGACATAACTTTTATCCTTGTAGCAAAATCTCAAGCTACTCACTGACTACCAATTCGGCCTCGTAGGTATTGTTGTCGGGAATCTTCACCGATTCCAGTTTGGTTGCGATGTTGATCTGCACGGCGTTCTGCTGGTTGTTGCCTTCGTTAAAGTTGATAGAGGCAGCTTCGGCCAATTGTTTGATGTTCCTCATCATCCCCAAAGCTTCCATGCCATCCAGTTCTTGCGCGGCATCGGCAGCCTTGACCAACACCTTGCCAGTCAGAAACTTGATAGACTTCTTCATGGTTTCAATGGAGGCCGTGATGTCGGAAAGCAGAGTCGGAATATCGTCATTTTCCCAAGGCGCGGGGTTTTGATCGTTGGCAAGCCTTTCGCGACATGCCACCCAGCGTTGGGTTTCTTTCCACAGGGTAATGGTGGAGACGCTAACCCCGATCTCTGAAGCAATATCTGGAACATTGCGTCCAGAGCAAAATAGCGAGAATGCCCGTATGCATTGCATCCTCTTTTCCTTTTTCATTGTCTCCATCTTCGGAGGGGCGGGAACGAGCTTGTTTGGCCTCTCGACTTCCCAAGGATAGAGATTCTCCTGTTCGGGATTGGCTCGCCAAATTTCGGCATGTTTGTCCCACTTCTCGCTGTGGACAAATTTGGATAGCTGGGGAGGGGAGGTAAAACCAAGTTCGGTCATTATAGCCTTGTTACCCCTGCCAGCGACATAAAGTCGGAAAGCGTTTTGTTTTTTGATTCGGTTTTCTGGTAAGTCCCAGTCGATCTTGTTCTTGCGCTGTCCAGCCATCCCGATTAGTTTAGTAGAAATTTCTCAGATGGCAACAGAAGATCAGGGGATAGAAAAATACGGGAGGTTGTGGCTATCCAAGGATGGGCAGGCGATTACACCACTGCGTATCGAAATGGATGCGTTCCTCATGGGACTAACCCCAGAAGAGGGAGGGCTCGGCAAAGCCCGCCACTATCGAAATATAGTCTCGGCCATCTGGCCCACCTTCCAGTGGCACAAGTGGTCGGAACTAGCAGCCCAAGCTTTCTGCGCCCAAGTATTTGAAGAAGATGAGGCATCTGGCAACAGGTTTGTCCGTAGCGTGACTGGTCTTGCGGGTGGCACGGACTCAGGCAAGTCCTACGGCATGGCGGCGTTTGCGCTAGTCAACTGGTTCTGCGATCCAATCAACACAATGTGCATTGTGGTGTCTACGAGCAAGATCGACGCCAAACAGCGTATCTGGGCGGCACTGGTTAAGATGTATCGCGAAGCCCGCAACCTCGGAATCGCATCAGGCCGACTCATTGAATCCATGGATATCATCAAGCTATCCGAAGAGGAGGGGGCCATCATTGATCCTCTCACGGGTGTGAGTGATGCGTCTTCCATCATGCTTTTGGCGGCTGGCGATGAGTATAAAGATGACGCCCAAAAACGACTTCAAGGTAAGAAAAATCGTCGTATCGTGTTGATTATAGACGAGTTACAAGACTGTTCGGCTTCCGTAATTAACGAGGCTATTTGGGGATTTAAGGGAGCCCAAGAACTTTATGTTGTCGGAGCGGGCAACCCCGCATCCATATTCGACCCCCATGGAAAGTTTTGCGAACCCATCAAGGGGTGGATGAGCGTGGACGAGGATACTCCGAATTGGAAAATACGGGTGGCTGGTATTGAGGGTATATGCATCCGCTTTGACTCCGAAAAAGACAATCCAAACCAAAAAGCTTTTGAGGAAGGCAAGGGACTTCGCTACCCATTCCTTCCCAAGCCTAATGACGTAGCCTTAGCAAAAAAAGAATTGGGAGAACTCAACCCTCAGTTCTGGCGCAAGTTTCGGGGTTTCTGGCCACCCGCCGATGCTGACGATTCCACGATTGTCTCAGACATCCTTCTGGCTCGCCACGGAGCATTGGATAAACCCATTTGGGATGGAACCCCGAAAGATATAGCAGGGGTCGATCCCAGTTATACGGAAGGTGGAGACCGCTTTGTCTTTACCCACCTCAAATATGGGAGGCTAATATCAGGCAAGTGGGCTATTGCTGTAGAGAAGCAGTATGTCCTCAACCGAAGAGCGGGGTCTCAAGAGGACTTTCAGTATGAGATGATCCAACAAATTAGCGACATCTCTATCAAATTAGGAATCCCGAACCAATGGATAGGAGTAGACGCCTCGGCTGGGGGTATCTTCTGGTCTATCGGAGAAAGAGAACTGCTCAAGGGCTGGCATGCTGTAAGTTTTGCAGGTGCAGCTTCAGACCTTCCTGTTAGTGCCCAATACGCCATGAGGAACGAGGTCACAGGAAAACCACAAGTTGGAAAGGAATTGTTCCACAACATGGCCAGTGAACTCTGTTTTGCCGCCCGCTACTTCTTGGAATGCGAGCAACTAAAGGGAATTACACCAGATTTGGCATGGGAGATGACCCAGAGGAAGTATGCCCGCAGGACAAGGAAGATTATTATAGAGTCCAAGACCGACATGAAAAAGCGGATTGGAAAATCTCCCGACTTATTTGATTCATTTGCTGTCGGCCTCTTTGTGGCCCGTAAAGTATTCGGTGCCATGGCTGGCAGCGAAGCCATTGAAGAAAAGAAACGGATCAACAAAGAGAGCTTTAAGAAACTTAAACAAACCTTGACTTTGCGAAGGCAATGGTAGAATCTAGCCTGATTTTCTATGGCGCAACTACCTATTGCTGAAGCGGACATTGTAATCTTTCAAGGGGCGACTTTTAACCAGACGCTTTTCTATGAGACTGGCGAGCCGTCAACGCCCGTCAATCTGACAACTCCGCCTTATACGGCCAAGATGCAGATCCGCTCAAAGCCCGAATCCAAAGCGGTAATC